ATGTTTGTTGCATTAGTTGCTTTAACTGCGCCTGCTCCCTTTGGTGTCAGGTTTAGGTCTATGTTGGTGTCTGAGCCAGCAACAGAATGAATAGGGCCAGAGCCTGTAGCAGACCCTGTTAGTTGATGGTAATTGACTGCTGATGCGGTGTGGGATACTTCTGCTTGTTGTGTAGTTACACGACCATTGGTGTAAAAACGAACTGGATTACCGCCACCACCGCTAATTGCCAAAACAGTTGTAGCCGTAATGCCAGCAGTTTGAGCACCACCTGCTGAACCACCATTGATAACTAAAGGGCGAGTTCCATCACCGATTTCAACAATACGGGCTTGTGCTTTGCTATTGACGTTTAAATCAAGTCCAGTTGTAGATGAACCAGATGCCGCCCCAACAATAGGTGTTGTTACTGTAGTAAACGTACCAGCCGCAGGGGTTGTGCCGCCAATGACTGTGTTGTCAATCGTGCCGCCTGTGATGTCGGCAGAAGTCTTCTCTACCTTATCCGTATTCAGATTGGTAAAGTTAGCGTCAACCTCATTGTGTGTAAGAGGTGAACCCTTGCCAGCACGAGTGACTAAGGTACTCATGCAAGAGTCACCGCCAAGGCCGCAGAAGCAAACTTGAATACATCACCAGTATCAATTACCTTAGAAGCCGTTAAAGCCCCGTGGAACAATAAATTACCACTGGTTGAAGCATCGTACAAGCCCATGTGTGTAATCGTTCCCCAAGACGTTGTAGCTTGGTCAAACTCTACTGCTGAACTGTTGCTAGATACACCATTAGAAGGCGCACCAAAAGTCATAGCCTTACGAACATAAGATGCACCAGTACACTCTGTACCAGTATTGGCATCTGTTGGGTCAGTTGTAAACAAAGCAACATAAACAGTCGCAGGACTTGTGTAAGTTGTGTTTCTGAGAACTGCGTTGATTACAGCGTTCTCTAAATAATTGCTCATTGCTGCCATGATTTACCTCGATATGTTACGCATAGCCAAAGGAACACCAGAATACTGACCCTGTTCATCAGACCTAGTTAGGGTAGAGATTGCTCTGTCGTACATAGTTCCCCATGTGTTAATACGAGCATCGTTCATTAAATACGGCTCTGCTTCAATCAAAGAAGCGTAAAGCAAAGCATCAGGACAGTTAGCCAAGAACACGTTAGTAGCAACACTAGAACTCAGGTACTCAGGAGCAGCAAAGTAAAGCAACTTCAATGTGTAAACAGCATCTGGCTGTGGGGCTAACTGGAACTCGGACGCAAGGACTGTGTAATCAAGTGGTTTACCTTGGTCTGTGCTTCTTGAGTTACGAGAAAACGCAGATGGGCTAGAGTAGTTCAATGGCTGAACAGGATTACCATTCACCACAAAATCTCTTACCTCCAAGAAATCTGTTGGTAAACCTACTGTGCCATCTGCGGCTGTCGTAGTCGCTGTTACTGTCTTCAGCATCTGACGGATACGCAACTCTCTACGGAGTCGATTCTCAGCAAATGTAATGAAGTCTGGTATCTGGTCAGTTAAGTCTGTTCGTGCTAAATAAGCAGCAACAGAAGCCTTTAACGCTGTGTATGTTGCGTAACTCATACCACTCCAGTTCTGGTGCGCCACGCACGATTCATTGGGTCATTTAACCAAGCAGCAAAACGCTTGTCATCTAAAACAGCATAGCCACGCATAATTCCCTGCTTGTTCAAGTCATCAATGACTGTCAAAGGAATTGACGCAACCTTATTGCCAAACAACTGGTCAGACCATCTTGCTCTCTCGTCATACGAGTTATATTCTTTTTTATTCTGCTCAACAATGTCAGAAACATCCTGACGAGTCTGAATAATAATACCGCCCTCACCATCAGCATGAACAGCAGTTTGACGAAAGTTATTAAGGTTTTGCATAGTCTAATTCTATCAGTTTTGCTAGAAAAAGAAATGCCCCAGAGGGTTAGTCTGAGGCATTTTTAAGTTACACCAAATTAAGGTGTGATGTCAGCAATGATGCCGTGAGCAGCTTCGTTACGAACTTCCAAGGTGTACTCAGCCAACAACTGTGTGGACTCATTGTCGCCAGTTACAGCCAACTCGTTGGTCTGGAAGGGACGCAGATAAGCTACAGCAGCCATGTCAGGGTCAAGCACAAATGCTGTCTCGGCACAGCTATTGGTAGAAGTCATAAATCTGTTGGGAACAACAGAGATAGAACCGAAGTCGCTCAGGTAAACGTCCGCAGCCGAAATGATGGTTGTGGGTGCGTTTGCAGGAGCCATGAAACGCTGTGCAGCAATACCTGTGAAGGCAGAAACCAACTGCTTGTGAGCAGGGTTGACCATCAACACTTTAGGATTGCCACCAGAGGCGTAAACTTCCTTAACAACAACTTTCAAAATGTCTTCTGTGAAAGTGCGGTTTGTGCCATCTGTACGAGCAGTAGTGCCAGAAGCACCAGCAACACCAGAAGTACCAAAGTCGCCATTGGTAGCCAACCATGCTTGCAGACCACCCAATTTACGAGCAGTAGAAGAATCACCATTGGCAGCAACTTGATTGCTCAACAAGGAAGTCTCCATGTCACGCTTAATTTCGCTGGAAGCCTTAGCGAGTTGGTAACTTTTTTCAGATTTTCTGCCTGCTTTGTCAACGGATTGCAAAGTGCCAGAAATCTTGACTGTCTTCTGTGCAATTTGGCAACGATTGCCAACACGAGTCGTAGGAGACATAGTAGCGTCAGATGCTGTTGCACCCTCAACTGCAAAGTTAGACAAGCTGGCAGCAGCCAACGAGTCAGTCTGCCACTCATGCAAAACAGCAGTAGCTTTAGTCTTGCCAATGGAAGACATGAAAGGTGTGTCTGTTGGTGAAATCGAGTAGATAACATCCGAAAGGTCTTCTCTCATACCGATTGCGGTATATGTTTGATAGGTAGCCATAATTTAATACTCCAAAATTTATAAAAATCGTTCAAATGCTCTGGCAGCGTCTGAGACTTTTCCTGTCTCACGCAACCTTTGCATTGCCTGTTTGTCTTGTGAAGACCTAGTAGGAGGTGCAGAAGTACCAGAGCGCATCATCTTGGGAGCAGACTGGAGTTTTTTATTCAACTCTGGTTTGCTCTTTTGAAGTTGCTCATACTTCATTGCCTTATACAAGGTATTCACAGCACGACTGTCATATACGGAACTGAGTTCTTGGTCAGTCCACCCAACAGATTTCGCATAGTCACGGATTTGTTTCCGAACCGCATCACCCTGTGGTGTAGCTAACTCAGGAATCAGACTCACTAGCTTCTCAGATTCTTGACGGAGATGGTTTTGCAATGTGGCTTGTTGCTCGGCTTGTTGCTGTTGGGCAATGCGTTGCTGTTCATTCCTAACTACTGCTAACTGCTTCTCACGCTGACTCTGCTCAGCTACCGCTACCGCATAACCGATAGGGTCTGTTTCCTTTAAAACATCTAAGTCCACACCCTGATTTTGCTGCGTAAGGAAGCTATCCAACGCTTGCAACTTCTGGGCATATGCCTGTCGCTCTTGTTTAACCTGCTCTAAATGGCCACGTTCAGCTTCAAGAGCCTTACGTTGCTCAGCTAGAGCCTGAGACTTTTTAGTGTAGTCCGTACCTTGTTGATAACCCTTGATAAGTTCGTCTAGTTCTACTTCGACTTCCTCACCAGATGCTTTGACTTTATATCTCTGCTTAGGTTCTTCTTCTTCAGAATATTCAACTTCATCAGTCTCTTGAAGTTCCTCTGGTTGTTCCTCAGATTGGCCTTGTTCGGCTTCCTCAGAATCACCCATCATGCCCTCAAACGCTGAAGCGGCTTGGTTTACATCTAGGCTTTCACTCCCATTAGGGTTGGTGTTTTCCATTTGTCATCTCAATAATCACCAGAAACCTTCTGGACGGAGGGTAGCTTTTAGGCTACAGAATTTTCCATTTCTTCTCTCTAATCACAGTCTCCGAGGCCAAGCCTTCTAGGTGTCCTGTAATCAACTCAATAGACTTAATGTGCCTGTAAGCGTCTTCACGCCTATCAGATTCTTCTGCACTTGTGTTAATTATCACACTAATCTGCTGATTTTTCAAGTTATCTATGACTTCTTTGAAAAAGTCATCATTTAATAGGTTCTTAGCCCATTGAGCCAAGATGTGTTTGTCGTTATTCTGCAAGGATAGCCCTCGTTATAGTTGGGTTAGGCTTTGCTGCCCCACCAACAGGTGTAAATAGATTGAAGTAACTGTTACCTCTAGCAGTACCTAATTCACTTATTGGGTTATAGGTAGAACCGCCACTAGACATAGACCTGATTGTGGAAATAGCGTCTTGGTCACCAAGTTCAGCCAACACCCTCAAGGTATTTGCATCCATGCTGTCATAGGCAGCACCCGCCCTTCTTCTGCTTGCGTCGGCAGTATTGGCTAGATTAGCGGCACCCAATAGACCATATTCAGAAACAGAGCCTTCTGGTGCATTTAGTAATCCATTAACAATGTCGCCTAGTGTGTAACCAGTTAGATTACCTGCAATACTGTTAACAAGGCTCAATGTTGGGTTAGTTAGACCTAGCAAAGCATTAACTGTCATTGGGGTGTTATCAGAAGCAAAGCCTAAACCTGCGGCTAATGCGTTACCTGCTGGCCCTGCCGCAAGCATTGCCACCTTTGCACCAAGATTTAAAACATCTTGCTCTGTGCGAATATCAGCAGCAGAACCTATTAAATTTAACGCAATGGCTGTCTTAACAAGGTCTGAGTTACCTGCCAAAGCAGCAATAGGCGCAACTGTTCCTGCAACATTCGCCACATCTGTGCCTGTTACGTTAGTACCAAATAGACCTCTATCTGTTGCGCTACCTGTGGTTACATCACCAGTTCTAGTAAAGTCATTGTTATACACGAGCGTATTGTCAATTGCTGTATTACCAGTAATCTTGCCTGTATCAATATTGGTACTATTGATATTCCCAGAATCAACACTAGCCATGCCATCAGAACTTACTGGCTTCATTGGTGTTGGCAAAACTCTAGGTTGCGCCTGTAGCAACGAGCCATAAGCAATTCTTTCTTGCTCTGGTAGTTGTGTACCAATGGTATCTAGCAACGAACGTGTAGGCGCAAACTGCGTCTGTGGCGTGTACTGGCTTTGTATGCCAGAGATAATGTCCTGATAGCTAACATCTTGTGGATTGCTACCAGACACCATGCTACGCAGTTGTTCGTAATTCATTCTGCTCTCACTTAGAAATCATGCTCAATACATTGTTTAACGAACTTGGCATTGGCGTAACTGGAGATGCCCTGCCTTCACCCATACCATATTTAGCATAATGCTGTGCAACAAATTCATTGGGGCTTAAATTAAAATTGTTTGTTTTATAAGCACTTGCTACGTCTGGATTGTCAGCAAAATACTGTCGTGATGTATCGCCTTTGAGCATATCAACAATGCTTTGCATAGTAGGACGATTAGCCACCATCTCACCAGCCAAACGCTTAGATTCTGCAAATGATGGGAACAACTCTCTTAGTTGACCAGCAGTTGCAGTCTGTGTAGTAGGCAAAGGTGAAACAAATGGGTTTAAAGCAGCCTGACTCATTGCAGTAGGCGCAACACGCTGTTCTTTCTGACCAAACTTAGCAAAGTGAGCAGCAGCAAACTGGTCAGGAGTTAAGCCATATGTATTTGCTTTATATGCTTGTGCTACATCAGGATTAGCGACAAAGTAAGGATTAAGTGCTTCAGGTGCTGCACGTTGCTCATCCATTCCATACTTTAAATACTGAGCCTGAATGAAATCATTAGGATTCATCTCGTAACGATTAGTCTGGTACGCTTGGGCAACATCAGGATTTGCTAAATAGTATGGGTCAAGCGTAGTCGGTGCTGCACGTTTTTCTTTTTGCCCATAAAGCAAGTAATGCGCTTCTGCAAAGCCTTCAGGAGACATACCATAGTTGTATTTCTGATAGGCTTTAGCAACGTCTGGGTTGTCACTAAAATATTGTTGAGCATCCATAATTAACCCCTAATTTCTACGTTAGATGTGATACCTGCGCCAATCTTCATTGCTTTCAATTGTGCTTCTGCTTCAAACTCTTGCTGCTTCAATGCAAAGTAAGCCTGTTGTTTCTCACGCTCTAATTGCAACTTAGCAGCTTCCTTCTCACGCAACATCTGCATCTCAAGACCAGCCTTTTGTTGAGCCATCTCCATATCAATCTGCATCTGTTGTTGTTGCAACTGAATGTCAGCCTGTGCTTTAGCTTGGTTAGCCTGTATCTCAGCCTGTGTTCTAGCCATCAAAGCCTGTACCTCTGGAGGCATCTGCTGCTCTTGTGGAGGAGGATTAGAGAGCATCTGGTCTTGCTCTGGCGTAATAGCTTTGTAGAACTCAGCACTATCTTTAAACCCAGCAATCTCTACCATGCGTCCTAAAGTACCACGATACTGAGCAGGTGAAACGTAAGGGTTAGCAGGGCCGTACTGACCAATCAACTGCTCTTGTTTAGCAAGAACCATAGACAACATAGCCATCTGCTCTTGACGATTACCTGCGCCTAAACCCACGTTGATAGACACATCGTATTGGTTAGCCCATGTTCTAGGGTCAAACTCTACAAACTCGCCACGCATACGAACCAAACGAGCCTTGTCCTGATATTTGCACAAAAGATGCAAAAT